TGGGTAGCGAAGCCTTTATGGTACATGGAAGACTCAAGTGGTTTGAAGGTGGTATATGGAGAAATGGAGACATGACTGCCGCACATAGAATACAGAAGAAGAGGGATAGCCAAGAGTTTGTAGATGTAGGTAACGACATAAAGTCAGCTAATACAGACTGTATGAAGAAAGCATTCAACATGTATCTTAATATTGCAGACGATGTATATAGAAACAGAGTTGAAGACACTTCACTAAGCGAAGATGATATTCTCTACATAACAGAGAATATGGAAGGCTTAAGTGATGAAAGAAAAGAAGAGATATCTCTTTACATTGAGAATGGAGACATTGAGAAGGGAGATATAGAGAAGGTAATAAGAAGAATAGAACAAATAAAGGAAGAAGAAAATGAGTAATTCTGTAGACTCAGTGCTTGATGAAGTAATGGGTGGTGAATCATTTTATGACCCACTAGAAGACAAGCCTAGCGTAATAGTTCCAGAAGGAGAGTATTATGCACATGTGAAGGAGTTCACGGTAAAAGAAGATGTAGTAGTAAGAGGAAGACATCTAGCAGATATATACAACATTAGCTTCAAGCTAGCTACTAGCAATTCAGACAAGATGTTTGGAGAGCATAGTGGTTCTCTGTTTGTAGATAAAGTTGTACGTTCTAAAGGTTTCTTTAGGTTTAAGAATCCTAGTGACAATAAACTACAGCCTAACTCTGGTGGCAATAGAGAGTTTAAGGATGTATGTGAGTCACTCGGTATAAAGCCAGAAGAGAAAGAAGTAGATGGGAGAAAGGTGTATGCACTACCAGTACTTACACCATCCAACTGCGAAGGTATGCCTGCTATAATAAAGATAAAGCACGAGAAATGGACTAACAGAGATGGAGAAGAAGTCACATCTCCTAAAGCTGTATCTGTTTATTCTTGGAGTAATGGTAAACGTGACCTTTCTGATATACCATTCTAGATGAGAATAACTAATAGCGAGTACAACCTAATCATTAGGTCTCTTAGTACCTTAATAAGCTATGGTAAGGAACTAGCTTCTTATCACAGAGAAGCTGAAGTACTTAAGGGTAAGCTGGAA